AAACAAAACCCGGCTGGGACGAGGCGGAGAACGACTACAGATACCGGGTGCGGGATCCCGGCCGGGTCCAGGATAATTCTATCCGCAGGAAGGTGATCCAGAAGTCGCCACTGGTGGCGGGCATATTCGGTAAGCTCACGGGCGAAACCACCATGACCCTCCAGTCCCTGCGGTTTCCCAAGAAACAGTGGTCTTTGACCGACGCCAAGGCGTGGCTGAAAGATCATGACGACATATTAAAAACCATTATTCCAGACATGTTATTGTGCCAACTGGAGGACGCCGGGAACGTCGAGACGGCGGCGAGCGATTCCGGGCAACTGGGGACACGCGATATTGCACAGAGCGGATCCGAGCAGGACGAGGCCACGCCCTGCGACGACGGTCCTGAGCAGACGCGCCAGACTGCGGAACCGGAACCCGACAAGCCGGCGGAACGGCGGTACCGGATACTCAAGCGGGTACAGTAACGACCATTTTAAAAGAAAGGTTCAATTATGGACGAAAAAGAAACAAAGACCGAACAGCCGGTCGAGAAGAAGGAGGACGTGGTGGAAGTCACCGAAACGGACCTCAAGTCTCTGATCGGCGACGCGGTCAAGTCCGCAACCGGGGAACTCCAGACGGAGATCAAAGACCTTAAAGCCCGTCAGGAACGGCTGGTCGGCGAGCCGCCCGCGCTGGAGACCAAGGAGCGGAATATCAAAGAAAGCAAGATCAAGTTCGCGCCGAAGCGTAAAAACCGCGACCAGATGCCGATCGACGAATTCTCATTCTGCCGTTTCTTTGAGGCGCAGATGAGCGGCAACTGGAAAAACGCGGAATACGAGCGGTACGCGCTTGATGAGTCACTGGCCAAACGGAAGGCCCTCGCCTGGGCGTCCGGTTCAACCGGCGGGTATTACGTCGGTACCGAATTTCTGCCGCAGGAATTTGTCGAGGTCTACCAGGCCCGGCAGGTGACCCGCCAGGCGGGAGTCAGGGTGCTGCCGTGTACCGGAGCGCCGGTCAATATCCCGAAGGCAACCAGCTCGGTGACGAAATACTGGACAACCCAGAACGCCACCATTACCGCGAGCGACGTCACGCCGGCACAGCTCCAACTCACGCCGAAGTTCCTCACCGCGAGGAGCCAGTTTTCACGGTTTCTTTTCCAGTCAAGCGCTGGGACGGCAGAGGATATCATTCGGAACGACATGGCGGCTGTCATGGCAGTGGCGATTGACGACGCGGTGCTGGAAGGCGGCGGAACGGACGAACCGTCCGGCATGGCGGCAACCGCCTCGATCAACACGGTTACGGCCGGGAACGAGGCGATCACGATGGCAGACCTGCGCGACATGGAGTACGAACTCCAGAAGGACAATGCGAAGTTTATCAAACCCGCATGGTTCATGAACCCAAGGACGTGGCACGCTGTGTCAGAACTCCTGATCAACAGCGAAACAAACCATTTCCTGTTCAGTGCGCAGCCTGAAATGGCCGTGAAACAGTCAATTCTCGGCTATCCTGTTTACATTACGACCTCTGTCAGTATTACCAACTCGTCGACAGACTCAGGCGACGACCACGCAAACGTGATCCTTGCCGACATGAACGACGTGATTCTGGCGGAGTGGGAAGGTATCGACCTGGCGGCCACCGACGTGGGCGGTAACGCATGGGCGCAGAACGCTATCGAAGTTCGCGCTATCGCTACCGTGGACGTGGGTGTTCGGAACCCGAATTCCATTTGCCTGCTCTCAGATACCACCAGCTAAAACCCTTTGTTGAAATGTGTGCGCCGTTTGGTGGCCTGCCGGGCGGCGTGCATATTCTTTTATTTTTCATGGAGGCCCGGATATGAAATTTGTTGTTAGGAATAACTTTCACCTGAAACTTGGAAACGAGACCTACGGTCCCGGCGCGATCGTTGACGCGACAGAAGAGCAGATCAAGGACCAGCACTGGAAGGTTCTGAAACTCAGCGATATCAAGAAGGCGACAAAACGCGAACGGAACCAGCGGCCGGAACTCGATGCAGCGCTGCACAAGGCGCCGCAGGACAAGGCAATGACCAATGATCGATCTCGCAACACTGCCAAAAATAAAAACGCTGTGTAATATCGACGCCGACAATACCACCAACGACGCGGTGCTGCGGGATATTATTGCCTCAGTGTCGCAGAAGATAGAGAACCACCTGGGGCGGTATATCGAGACAACGGAACGGACGCAGTATTTCGACGTCCGGCCCGGCGACTATGTTTTCCCGGTGGACGCCTACCCGGTAAGTTCCTACACGGCATACAATGACGCCGACTGGGTGTATTCCACGGCGATCAGCGGCACGTATACGCACATGGACAACAGTACCGGCTGCCTGTTCGTAACCGACGGGGTACTGGTATCGGGGTTTAAGGCGCTCAAGGTGGTCTATACCGGCGGCATGGCGACCATGACCGAGGAGCTGCTGGACAACTACGCGGACCTCGCCAACGCGGCCGAACGCCAGGTAATATTCGAATACAAGACCCGCGGCAAGATCGGCGTGCAGTCCCAGTCGTCGGGGGGCGGCGCCTCGATCTCCTGGCAGGCGGACGGCCTTTTGCCGGAGGTAAAACAAAGCCTGCTGGCCTACCGGAATTTTAAGGATATGTGATGGCGGACGCAGTACAGATCGAAATGGGGCGGCAAAAACTGCTGAAAAACCTGAAGACGATGGAACGGCGGGTTTTCCCGGCGACAAAAAAGGGGTTTGAAAGCTGGTCAATAAACGCCCTGAATATATTCAAAGGCCGTCGGCTGAACGGCCCTCCGGGGGTGGGTGAGCGGACCGGGGATCTCAGGCGGTCGTTCCGTCAACGGGTGACGGGAAACCAGCTGACAAACGTCGAGGCATTATTTACCACCCGAAGTAAATACGCGGCACTGCACGAATACGGAGGGACGGTAAAACCGAAAAAGGCGAAAATGCTGGCAATACCGTTACCAGGCACTCCGGCCCTGATCGAAGACAAGAGGGCGCGGTACGCCTCGCCGCTCAGGGAATCGTTGCCCAAGAATATCAGGTTTGCCGTTGTCAGGTCTAAAAAGGGCAATTTGTTATTGTTCGGCAAGGCGCCGGGAGAAGAAGCGCGGCCCTGGTATTTACTCCGGAAGTCCGTCAAGATCAAACCGCGGCTTGAATTCGGGAAGACCATAAAACGGGAACATAAAAGGCTGATCGAGAATATGCGAAAACGGTACAAGAACATATTTGAACAGGGGAGGCCCGGATAATGGCGGTGCCGGTATCAAACACAATTATTGATAACGTGGTTAGCACGATCGCCGCCATAACCGCCGGGGCCACCTACGAACGGACGGTGAAGGTGTGCGAACGGTTGACGTTTCTGCCGTCCGGGATCACGCAGTACGACGCGGTATTTGTCTATGACGGCGGGTTTACAAAGGACTATCTCAGCACCCAGACGCGGGTGGTCATGAACCTGCTTCTTGACTGCTGGGTAATGGACGACGATCCGGCAACCGCGATCGACCAGTTGGCCGCCGACATTGAGAAGGCGCTGAGCGTGGATCTTTCCCGCGGAAATAACGCCATTGATACCAAGATAACAGCAGGCCGAAAATATGTGAACGAAGACATGAAACCGGAGGCGAACTGCGAACTGGACGTTCAGATCACGTATCGCCACCAGGAAGGCGATCCATACACAGGAGTTTAAACTATGGCTATTTTAGCAAGAGAAAAGCAACTGGTTGTTTCCGTCGAGGCGACGAAAGGCACCGCGGAAACGATCACGAACGCTGATGTGGCGATACTGGCCGAGGACGTGACGTACAGTATTTCAAATGAGGAAATTGTGCGCGATCCTCTTAGGTCAACCCTCGCCAAGTACAATTCCATACCGGGTCCGACCATTGCGACGGTCACGGCGCGGGTGGAAATGAAAGGGTCCGGAACGGCCACCACCGAACCGGAATGGGGAACGCTGCTGAAAGGCTGCGGGTTCAAAGTGTCGGGCGGCACCGACGATATCATATACGAACTCACCTCCGCCGACGCCGATTCAGACACGTTGACGATCGCGGTATTCGAGGGTGGCACGACCGCTGCCAATAAATACCTCTGCAAGGGGGCCAGGGGGAACGTCTCGTTCGACGCGGACGCGAACGGCATTATGTACATGACGTTTACCTTTACAGGCATACACGAGACATACGTGGCGTCCACAGCCCTGACCGGCCTGACCTACGACTCGACCATGCCGCAGCCGTTCCGAAATACCTCGACCACGTTGACGTTCGACACCTCGCCCTGGTCCGACAGCGTATTTAGCACCTTTTCCCTGGATATGAACAACGAGGTGACGCTAAGGCAGAACGCCAACGCCACCGACGGCCTCTCGTACGCCATTATCACAAACCGGGATCCGGGCGGCAGCATTGACTTTGACCAGGTACTCCA